AGTAGACGTGGAGGTCAGGACGGCCGACCCAGCGGCACTCGCCCGGCTGCATGTCGGTGATGGCTCGCAAGTGTGTCACTGTTTTGGCCTCCAGTTTGCGGCTGCGAGTCTCAATCGCTCGCGTGCCACTAGTCTACCGCTATCGGTAAAGATGTCAACTGGGGATGAGCGATTTTTCTGGGAATGAGCCAAACCCCGAGATTCAGCGGGTTTTTCGCCGCTTGCGGCGGGGCTTCTCGGTGGACGCCTGGGCCTTGGCGTCGGCCTTCTTGGCGTTCGAGTGCGGAGCCAACTCGGCCCGCATGGCCCGGCAGCCCTCGACGCTCACTAGCCATGCCCGCTCGTTGGCCTTGAATCCAGCCAGCCGGCCCTCTCGCAGCCGAAGCCGTATCAGGCCGTCCGTGCAGCCGGCGATCCCGACCGCCTCCTCGACGCTGCACCACTTGCCGTCAGGTGTCATCGTTGCCATGCCCCAACTCTACCGCCACCGGTGAACAAGTCAAACTGTCCAATCCGCCCAAACCGCAGAATCCGCAGGCCCGGCACGATGCCGAAACCTGCAGTCCTACAACCGGCGAAAATCACGGTGCTGGCCAAAAGTAGCAGCGGAGGGCATGGGAATGCTTTTCCTGTCCACTAAAGGTTTGTACACTAGTGCCAGCAACCACTTGTGGAGGACTGGCGATGACGATCCGAGACCTACTGATTGAGCGGTACGCACCGCTTCACAACCTGTCGCAGCGGAGCGTGGTCCTGTTCGGCCACAGCATCGACCGGCTGCGGGATTTCCTTGGGCGAGAGCCGGCAACGGCGGACTTCGATGATCTCGTCATCGCCAAGTTCCTACGCTGGCGAGCCGTAACGCCGCACCGTGGCCGGATCTGCTCGCCGGCCAGCGTCGCCAAGGACAAGGCCCACCTGTCGGCGTTGTGGAACTTCGCCGCCCGCAAGCGGATCGCGGCCGAGTTCCCAGACCTGCCACGTCTGAAGGTGCCTACGCGGCCGCCACGGGGCTACACGGTCGCCGAGGTGTCATCGCTGGTCCGAGCGGCCCGTGCCTGCCAGGGCTCAATTGGCGGCATCCCAGCCCCATGGTTCTGGCAGACGCTGATTCAATCGCTCTGGTACACGGGCGAGCGGATCGGCAGCCACATGCGTCTCCGCTGGTCGGAGGTGGATCTCGACGCCTGCCGGATCACGTTCCTTGGGGAAACCCGAAAGGACGGCGTATCAACCATCCAGCGTGCGATTCACCCCGACTTGGCCCGGCAGCTGCGGCTACACCGCAGGGCGGATGCCGACCTCGTCTGGCCGTGGATCGAGCACAGGGTGGCGAACAGCCTGTTTCAGTCGCTGCGGGTGCTCTGCAGCAGGGCCGGGGTGAAGGCTCGAGGGTTTCATGCCATCCGCAAGGCGTCGGGCTCATACGTCAAGGCCGGTGGCGGCGACGCCACCGACCACCTGGGGCACGCCAATCCGAAGACGACGAAGGACCACTACCTCGACACGACGATCACTGGCCAGCAGTCGGCCCTCGACTACCTGCCGCCGCTGGACCTCGAAGGCCCGCCGCAGGACGGGGATAGGCCGGCAGCGTGACCCGTGGCGGCATCCTATTTCCGGGTAATTGCGTCACAGGCAATCAGCCGGAAATACCGTACCGAGCAAGCGGGGAGGCGGCGGCGTGGAGGAGGACACGTCGTCGCCATCAACCCGCCGCCCGGTCAGTCTCCACGAACCTTGCAAAGGCACGGCCGCTCGGCCGCCATCGCCGCTGCCACCTGCAGCCGGCGGACCTCCGCCAGTAGCCGCATGACGTGGGCCGCGAGCGTGCCGCTGGTCCCTGTCCACGCCCCGCTGAATCGGCGGGCGTCGTGCTCGCACTGGGCAAGGTAGTCGTCAGGCAGGGGCTCAGGCACGCCGGCACTCCTGGTGACAGGCCGCGTACCCTGCGATGTCGATGGCAGCGTCGTCGGTGGCCGCGGTGCCCAGCTGGCGGGCGATCTTGTCCAGCACCATGACCAACGCCCAGTCGGCCGCCGTGAACGTCGTGCCGAATGCTGCATTGACCAGCGAGGCCGTCCGGCCGAAGTGCTCGACCGGTGGACCGTACTTCCCGTGCCGGTCTCGGATCGTGGCGATGGCGTCCCGCAGCGTCTGCTCGGCTGGCGAGACCGGCTGGAATCCCGGCTCCCACTCGGCGTAGGTCTCGCTGAGCAAGGAGTCGCCCCGCAGCCTTTGCGTTTCCTCGGTACTTGCGACAACCGGCCGAGGTTCTGTAAACGGCGAGTACCCGACCATCTTCGGGTCATCGGCCGGCGTTCCCTCGAGCCGCTCGCGGACTGCCGCCTTCAGTGCGGCGTTTGCTTCCTCCAGTGTCGTCGTCATGCTTGCTCCTCAGGTCTCGGTCGCAGAAAAGGGGATATGCTCGCGTCACCTCGTGCCTGCCGTGGTCGATGATCGCCATGCCTTGGCAGGGCCGCTCCGGTGAGGCGACACGTTCAGCGTATGGCGAGTGTCCAATCACACTGCCATTGGCGACGTAGCGGGCACCACGCAGCCAGCCCCATGAGTGGTAGTGGCCGAAGATGGTCAGGTCCGCCTTTCGGCCTGCGTCCCACCTGGCGATCGCCTTGCTGGCCGGAAGTGCGAGACCGTAGACGCCACCAGCGAAACGAATGGAATGGCCATGGGTCGTGCGGACCAGAAACCCGTCAAGATCCACGTAGCCTAGGTGGCCTTCGGCAATCTGCCACCGTACGTTTCTGTTCTTCTCTTCACGGGCCAGCGTGAAATACATCAACTGTTCCCACGAATGTTCGAGCTCAGTGGCGATGCGGTTCTTTTCTGTGCTTCGCCCGTGGTTACCGGCATTGGTGCAGACGATGACTTGCTCGGCGTGCTTGGCCACGTTGTCGATCAACCCGCGAAGCCGTTCGGCAATCCACCGCGTGGCGTTCATCGGCGACAGTTGAGCGACTTCGACGCAGTCGGGGTGGATGTGGCCGGTCAGAAAGTCACCGCCCAACCAGATAAGTACGCGGCGTATGTCGGCCTGGTTGCGTTCGTGGTGCAGGCACGCAATGAACCGCTCCTCGAGCTCGGCCAGCCGCAATTGACATACGTCAAGCGAGTAGTCGTTTTCGCCGTTTACGGTCTCGGGCAAAACCCGCTCTTCGCAGTGCACGTCCGACAGCATGAGGATGGCGGTCGCCGCGTGCTTGGTCCGCTTGTTTCCCTTGACACTTTTGGTCAAGGCAACCGGCTGCACGTTCTTCAGGGACGACATGGCGTCCGCCCGCTCCCGCTCGCGGTCGATCTGCTGCAGTGCCGCCTTGTATCGGCTCTTCAGCCCGGCCACCTCTGACCGCAGCCGGGCGAGCTCGGCATCGGACGCCAGTCGCTGTTCGTCGGCGGCCCGGTCATCGACGGCATCGGCGAGCGGCTTTGTCATTTTTGCCCCAGCCAAGTGGTCAGGATGGATTCCCCGGCCGTGGACCAGCCGCGGGCCTTGGCCTCGGCGATGAGCGCCCGAGCGTACGCCGTCTTCTGGTGCTTGCTGTGGTCAAAACGCCGCCGCGCCTCGAGGAACTCGGCCTGCGCCTCGGGCGGCAGTTTGTGAAACCAACTGGTGTAGCCGGGCCGCTGGTTCTGCACCGCCGTCTCAACGGCGTCGGCCAGGCTTCCGGGTGTCTTTTGCTTTCCCACGTTCGTCTCCTCCTTGCGTTGCCGATCGCCTCAACACCACGTTGCCGTCGTCGTCTGGGATTGGCTGTGCGCCGTCGTCCTCTTCGTCGTACTCCACGTCGTCGAGTGACGACCACGACTTCGGCTTAGCCTTTTGCGGCGGCGGCTTGCGTGCCATGTTTGCTCCTCGCGTTGTGGATAGCACGACGTACAAGCAGGCCAGCGGAGGCATCGAGGAACGGCAGGCCGCGTTTCGTCGCCTCCTCGCGGAGCCAACCGACTATCAGCGGCACGTGGGCCTCGCACCAGTCGCAGCCCTGGCGGTCCATCATCTCGGCTCGAGCCGTGCACTTGCAGCCGGGCTCGGCCTTAATGCCGATGCGACCGAGGAGCCGCTTGAGTTCCGTGCCAGGGCCGTAGCCGACCGGCCTGGGTTTTCGCTGCACGGTGATGATGAT